CGGCGAGAATGTGGCTGAAAAAATTATAGCCAGCTCTGGGGGAACTGGCTATCTATCTGTTTTTAATGGTCGGAGCGGCGGGATTCGAACCCACGACCCCTTGACCCCCAGTCGCGTAGGAAAACGCTGTAGCCCTTATTTTGCAGGGCTTCTAGCGATTTCAGTTTACAGACTACCCATTTACTGCCCTGTGGATAACAAGGTCATCCGGGTTTGCCTGTAAACCGTTTTTGGCGATTCTCGATGCTCTCAACCGCCGCGCTCGACACCAGATAGTGCTTGCGGATGATTCCCTCGGCGTCCTTTTCGGAGTGGCCAGACACCTCGGCAATTTCCTTTATCGACGCACCATTCCGATAGGCGAGGGTGACGAACGTTCCTCGCAGGTCGTGGAATGTCTTCCCTTCGATGCCTGCTTTCTCTACGGCCTTGCGCCAAGACGATTTGAAGCCGGTCGCCCAAGGCTGGCCCTGACTATTGGTCAAAATCGTGACAGAGTTGCCACGCTGCAACCCGTCCAGATAGCTCTTTAGCTCCTCCGAAACTTTCATTCGGACATGCGCCCCGGTCTTCGACTGGCGCAGGTAGATGGAATGGCCGTCGTAAGCCTTCCATGTGAGCTTGAGCAAATCCCCCTGTCTCTGTCCCGTCCAGATCGCCAGCATAAGGGCGCGCACCAATGGCTCGGCCGCCGGCTTAATCTCCCACTTGCCGTCCTTGTCTTTTTTCCCATATCGGAATGTATGGATATCCTCGTCGGTCCATATCACGTCTCGGCGGCTGCCGTCGCTGACCTTCTCGACGCGTTCCAGCGGGTGGCGCTCGATCATTTCCCGATCCAGGCCGAACCAGAGGATGCGTTTCAGCACGCTCATGTAGAGGTCGGCTTTGCGCGGGTGCGTCTCGGCTATCTCGTCACGCCATTCAAGAAACGTCGTTCGAGCGCCCGGCGCCGATATTTTTGAGGCTGGCATGTCGAAGAACATTGTCTCAATCGCTTTGATAGCGAAATCGTATCCTTCTCGCGTGCTCGGCTTTAGGTTCAGGTAGGTCGGAGATTTGAGATATTGGCGGATGATCTCAGCCAGACAGCCGTTATAGGGCGCATCTTTTCTGTCGCGTGTCAGCCGCACATATTCAGCGATGAACTCATTTTGGTTCTTGGGGTCGGCCTTCATCCTCGGGCCGCCCCGCCATGCGTAGAAATAGAAAGTGCTGGTACCGTCAGCGAGTACCTTTTTGACGCGGTGAATACCCACTAGATTTACCTTCACGGCGCGCCCTCCATTCGGAGAGGCTATTGCCACCATATGCAATGTCGCGGTCAACGGACGATTGCTTGTGATTATCGGGGATATCGGGGGCAACTCGTATTATTTTGCCATCGATCTCGATTTCGACACGGACGCCTTTCTCCAAGGCTATATCCGCCATGCGTTTAAGGTCCGCGGATTTGACCAGTGCGGGTGCCGTCATCCCTCGCTCCTTATCGGAACCACGTTCGTCCCATCTGGCGTTGATAATTCCTCGAACTTCGCCGCGTAGCTGAACACCATACGGCGCAGCACCAGTTCGGGTGACACGTCGAAGCGCTCGGCCAGTTTTGCGATCTCGGCGCGCATCTCGTCGGTGAGGTTGAGAGTTTCCGTCATCCCTCGCTCCTTTCAAGCGCCGCTCGGCCGGCATCCGTGATGCGGTAGGTGGTATTGGGCTTCCCAAATTTGAGCAGCCCTTTTCTAAGCAAGCTGTCTATGCGCTGCTGTACCGCCCTGTAATTTGTGGCTGAGTTTCTAAGCCGCCGGATGGCAATAACCTCGAAAGTTGCCTTCCAATCGTCGCAAGCGCGCAAAGTCTCGACATCTGCCTTTGTCAGCTTCACCATCACCGCTCCTCCGATTGCAGGGCGATATCGGCAAACGCCAACCGCCCGATCGCATCAGCAACACCGTTCTGGATATTGAACTGAGCAAGCGGCTTTGCCGAATCCCTGTGAATTATCGTCGTACCAGCCCAACCAGACTTGATGGCAGTCGATGCTGCCGAAAGCGCTTCCGTCTCGGTATCGAACGCGCCATGCAGCCGAATGATGCTGCTGTGTCTCAGCGGGTTGTCGCGCTTTGAGCGGGGCGGCGGGCAATGATAGACGCTGGCGCTCCATTTTGTGAACTGCACCAGATCTCGCAATTCGCCCAGCGCCTTCGCCCTTGCCTCCCTCTCGCGCGTCTCGGCTTCGGATAGGAGTTGGCGGACAGTCGCCTGCGGTACAACGGTTACGCGCTGGCAATGCTGGCAGACGCACTTGACGATATCACTCATTGGTGCCGTCCTCCTGCTTTTCTGGAATGGCATATCGCCTAGACCGCGCGACGATCAGCATTTCCTTCTGGAACTGCTCTCTGGATATTTTTCCGGCCCTGAAATCCGCCCGGATGTTCGCTTCCGCCGTATCTATCATCTCTGGCGTCAAGTCGTCGGCCATGGGTCAGCCCTCCTGCTTTGCGGGTGCTGCGGCTCGGATAACGCGATCTAGCTCGGCGGCGATGAGCGCCCCGGCCTTCTCAAGATCGCGTTGTCTGGTTGTCGGCTTCCAGAAATCGCGAGACCAAGGCCAAGCGCCCGGTGCGTCATCCAGTTCGCCACCTCCGTAAAGGGCGTAACAAGCCGCAGCTTCCAGCAATTCGCCGTTGGTATACTTATCGTCATGAGCAGGCGACCAGCCTTCCTTTTCGATCTGCCGGGCGCGCTCGGCTGCGATGGCTTTTATCGCGGGGCTACCCGCCACGTCCTGCGCCTGTGCGGAGAGGGCGGAGCGAATGCGGGCCTCGTAGTCAGCTTGGGCGGCGGCTTTGGCTTCTTCGCTCGACTTGTGGCGAGAAAAGTTCTCTTTCCAGTTGGTTGATTTTTGCGGGCTGTAGAGTTGCCAGCATTCAAACTCGCCAAGATACGCAATCTGGTATTGGCCCAAAATCGTATTTGACTGGAAGTGCCGCTTGAGTTCCGTAGAGAACTCGTCCCACTCCAAAGCTTTTACGGCCACGTCTGTTGCAGATTGTGATACCGCAACAGACAGGGCGGAGCGAAACGCGTTAAATGCTTCGCCAAGCACCTTGATGTTTCTTTCGGTTTCCTTTTCGTGATTTCTCTTCGGCTTGAACGGGTCCCCGTAAGCGTTGATGAAATTGCTGTACGCACGGTCCAACTTTTCCCACTCGGCGCTAGCTAGAACCGGTGAAAAATAGAATGGGCGCGCTCCGAGATCGCTTGCCGCGCACGCCTTCCACGAATACCAAGTTTCCCCCGGCATCGTGAGCTTCACGTATCCTGCCGGCTCCGCAGCGGACAGGGCGGCTTCGAGGGCGGGACGGCGGTTCCAGACTTCTGCCGCGTCTTTTTCGGCGTCTTCCTTATCGTCGTGCTTGAATTCACTCATAGGCCCCAACATGTCATCGCAGTCGGTGCATTCGACGTGGGCTATCCACCCCTCGATATCCGAAAGACGGAACCGCAGATTGTTACCACCGCAGAATGGGCACGGCTTCAGTTCTTCACTCTGCATTGGGTGCTCCTTTAATCATTCGAGCGCGAACCTGTTCTTTCGTTTCGGGAATGGAGTTGCGGTAATCGTCTGCCATCTTGCGGACGGTGATGCGGTGGAGGCCGGTCGCCTTAGCAACCTGACCTTCAGATAAAACACCTTCCTCGTGAAGACGGATGAGAAGCGCCTGCATGGAGGCAACGTGATTGCCGCCATGGCCGTATGCACCGCGAGCATGGCCCGTGTTTCCGTACTTCTTCCTGCGCGTTTCCCATGCGCGTGCTCTTGCGTCACTCTGCATGGTGTTCGCCTCCTGTGCTGGCGAGGGCGTAATCCTCGATGTCGAGTTGCGGAGATTTGAGACGGCGCGTGCGCTGGGCGTTTACCTTCCGGTGCGGCGCGTCCCATTTGTTGTGGCAGCGCTGGCAAAGGGCTCGGCAACGCTCTGGGTCGGCATGGCTCTCGTCATGGTCCATGTGCGCGATTGTCAGAACGACTTTGCCGCCGGTCTCTGGGTGCGGCTCACCATTTGCGGCTCGGCACTCTGGATGCTGTGGCGTGCCTTCACAGCAGTTGCCGGCACGATCCAGAAGAGAGGCGCGGAATGCCTTCCATTCTTTGGAGTGGATCGAGCCGCCTGGGTAAAGCTTCATGCGTTCAGCGCTTATCGGCATAGCCACCTCCGACAATTTCGCCGGTGTCGCGGCGAACGACCGTGCCATCCATCAGCTTCTTGAATTTCTGGTTGGAGAGCGAAGACTTCTTCTTGCCCATCACCCGCTTGATCTGGTTGCGGTTGACCTTGGCACGAACTGTCGCTTCGCTTTTCGTCTTGGCGGCGTGGGCCTTGGCTGTGACGGCTTGGAGATTTGATTCCCGGTTCTCGCCATCGAGCCACAGCGGTTTGATGTGGTCAAATTCGGCCCTGACGCCGTCTGTGAAGGCGACACCGGTTAAGGCGCACTTCCACCCCTGACGCTCAAGGATGCGCCGCTTGCAGGCGTCTGTGGGCATGGTGTCGTCGGTGCGGCCGATCCATTCCTCTACTGTCCGGGCCATCACCTCTGCCCTCCCAGCGCGCGTGTCAGGCGTTTCCACCAAGGCTGGTAGCCGATGGATGTACGGAACTCGTTGACGGCCCCGGCTGCTCTGCGCTGTTCACGCTCGGCAAGCTTGGCGTTGATCTGGGCGACGAACGGATCGACCGGCTTTTTGATGCGGATGGTCTTGGAGGTCATGCTGCACCCCCGATCCGCTCCTGACGAACTTGCTTGATGTGATCGACGGTGATGCCGCCGTTCTCGCAGAACCAATCCCATGATCCTTCCGGTATGAGCTTGGCGGTCTCCAGCTTGAGCGTGATGCCCTTTGGCGTGTCGTTGAACCAATCAGCCATCAGGATCGCCATGCGTCTCGTGTAGGTCGTCTGGCCGACTGTGTGCATCTTGAAAACGGTAGTGAGTTCTTCGGTGTTCATACCTCTGCTCCCTTCATGGGCGTGATATAGCCGTAGTATGGGTTGGGCTGCGTCGGGCAGTGTTCCTCATGACCTTGCAAGCGCGTAATCTTCCGGCAGTAGTGGCAAACCGTCTCGCGCACTCCATCACGCTTGGAGACGCGTTTTAGCGGCACCTTAACGAAGCCTTCCCCACTGCCCTTCGGCTCGAATGGGTACAGGTTCTCGTCACCATGTTCGCTGGCACCGGGTTCGATGAAGCAAATCAGCTTCGATCCCTTGTTCTGGATCGCAATGCCGGGATAGGTGCGGACATAGAATTCCTCATCACCCTCTGGGTCGAAGGCCAGCGTCTCTACCAAAACCGCGTCACCCGGGCGGAATGCCAAACGTTTCCATTTGCACGTCCATTTCAGCGACGTGACGCCAAGTCCCTTGACTTGTGCCTTCACGTTCTCGCGGACATTGCAGAACGCTTCTCCGAAGACGCAGCCTGTGCAGGTGCGATAGGTCATGGCCGCACCTCCATGATCGGCGTGACGCGGACAAGCAGATAGCAGCCGCTGATGCCTTCGAGCCAAATGACAGCTGAGTGACCAGACAGAACTTCGGCCTTAGATCGGGTGACGGTAATCACGCCGTCGCCAGCATCTTTGCGAACGGATACTTTCTGCCCGACCGGATATCTTGCATTGAATGCTTCACACTGCGCTTGAAGCTTTGCCGTGTTCGGGCGTCTCATGCGAACCTCCCTTGGCCATCCATGCGGCGCGCGGTTCTGGCTAGAACCTTCTCCTGAAGGCGGTGAATGCCGTGGCGGAACATTGGTCTGCTCCCTATCTTTTGGGTGCATGAGGCTTCGGATAGCGTATCGTGCCTGCTGCAGGCGCGTAGCCGAATCCATCACCTCATCCTTGAAGGATGTCGTGGTGGCAAAGCGCTCTATCCGGCCAATGAGACGGAATATCTCGAGATCGATATCATCCGCCTCCTCTTGCATCTTCGTACGCTTGAAGCGCATTGACGGAGGAACAAGGCCTTCGACCTTTTCTCTACCCATCGACGCCTCCCAGATCAGAAGCCTTGCAGTCGAGCATTTCGGCATGGAAACCGGCGGCCGATTCCAGACTGGTGTTACCGGCGGCAATCGCGCGGATCGACTGGCTGATGGACTTCGCCTTGGCCTTTCCGTCCTCCGACAGAGTTTTCATCTCGCCTTCTGACCAGCCTTTCTCGACGTCCTTCCACACTTCTGTCTTCGCCGTCGCAGCCATCGGCAGCATTTCAGCGGCAAACCGGATCAGGATATCGCGCTCAGGATCGGTAGAGGCCGGAGCGTCGGAGGGGGATTCCGTTCCGGCCTCATCTGCTGGCGTATTGCCAGCGGTATCCGACGACGAGGCGGTGGATGGGGTGTCGTCGGAATTGGTATCGGTCAGTATCTCGCCCGTGAGAGCGGTTTCTGTCTCGGAATGGACGAATGCCGCGTCAAAGCCTTCGCGCTCTTCCTCGAGATGCTGTGGGGCATCCTGAGCGGCGCGTAGACGCTGCATGACAGATGGCTGGGCCGGGGTGATATCGCGGGCGTTGTCGGGGCCGACGTGCTGGTAATCATCTACTTCTTCGCGGATACGAAGACCCCGGAGGATATCAGCGAAACCGTCTCGCAGGGCGTATGATCGCGCGCGCATCTGGAACATCCTGGCGCGGTAATTTTCCCATGGGCCCTTTTTGCCAAGCAGTCCGGCCGCTTTGGCATCGTCCCAGGAGAATGAACGGGTGATGGCCTCAGGCTCGCCCTTGCGCTTTACCGAGCAGTGAGCGGCGTATCCGTTCCCTTCTCCCTCGGCCCATTCCTTTATCCATTCCATCATGCCAGAGCCGCGGACAAGCCCGAGGGCGCCGTCACCCCAGATCGTCGGAAAGCCGTTCACGACAGCGATAGACTGCATTGCGGCCATCGGCGTCATACCGATTTCAAGCCCGTGCATTATGGCGACCATGGCTTTCTCTGGCGTATCCAGAGAGCGAGGAGCCATGCCGGCAGAAACGACCGCATTGGCGATGCGATAAGCTTCTTCGATCGACTGAGGCACGATAGCTGAAATGGAACCGCCAGAGGTAAGGGCGGGCTTGGAAGGTCGTTCGGTGCGCTCTGTTATCTGGTTCATCGGTTGAATTTCCTGTTTCGGTTCTGTTCGAAGTCGTCGGCCCACCGGCAATTACCTGGCTCGTAGCCCTTGTCTCCGTCGATGCGATCAATTGACGTCTTGTTTGGAGGCCTGCGCCCCATGTCTTCGAGGAAGGCGGAAAAGTCGTTCACCCAACGGTCGCAGACTTTGATGCCTCGGCCGCCGTAGAGGTGATATTTCGGGAAGTTCGGATTATTGCAGCGAGCTTTCATTGATGCCCACGTCGTGTATTCCACGGTGTGAGCTGCAGCCTCTCCGTGGGTGGTCATCTCTACATTCCGCGCCACGGTGACTTCGCTCTGGCGGCATCCGCATGAAGTTGTTCTACCGCCAAGAAGCGCCGTCGATTCTACGATAGCGTAACCGCCGCAGTCACAATTGCAGAGCCAGTATCGGCGTGTCAGCCTCGGCCTTTTCTGCGAAGAACAGGCGTAGGTCTGCACGAACAGGCGACCAAAACGCATCCACTGAAGGTCCCTAAAGCCTGGATGGGTCGGGAAACTGAAAGATGTCACCTGAATGCGGCATGCAGCACGAAGATTTCGGGTCAATTCCATCACGCTGCCTCCAGTTCAATCTTGATGCGGGTCTTTGCCCATCCGGGCATCTCGGCGTAGGAAATGGCCTTGTCGAAGCCGTCGTATCCCGGCCAGTCGTTGCGCTTCAGGCACTCGTTGACGGTCGCTATGGCTTTGCGGGCGAGCGCTTCCCCGAGGTCGATGTCCTCGTCTTTCAGCTGCATCACGCGCACGTCATAGGGTGGTGACTTCTCGACAAACACGAAGGTGAAGCTGGAGAAGGCGTCGGCGCCGAGGATTTCCCGAACAACCATGCGGAGCAGCCCGGCCTGAACATGATAGCCGTGGGAATAGATCGCCTTGGACAGGCTTTCGTCATCCACGCTGGCGGCTGTCTTCAAGTCGACAAAGTCGCCGCTGTCGTTCGGCACCACATCCGGCCGCGCCTTCAGCCAGATATCGCCGTGTTTGCAGAAGATGCTGCGCTCGATGCGACCGTTCAGAATTCCGAGGCGGATCGCCTCCTTGCTCTGGAGCGAGTTGGCGATGTGGCGGATATGCGAGATATCGGTGTCGGTGATGACGACGCGGCCGGCATTCTTCTGATCGGCAAGCCATTTCTTGCACCAGTTGGAATTGCCGCTCCAAGGCTTTTCGTTGCCTTTGTCGTCTGGGTATTTCTCGGGGCGCAGGACATAGCGCTCTTTGAAGCCTTCTTCGCCCAGCAGCAGCATATGAGCCGCCTTGCCGAACTCCAGGCTATCCTTCTCCGGCTTCTCGAAAGGATTGGGGTTGTAAGGCGAAAAGCCCCAATATTCGGACGGACGCTTGAGCACGGCGCGGAGGCCAGAGCTTGAGATAGAGAAGCCGTCAAACAGTTCGGTGTCGCTATGGTAGGTCTCAATAGGTACGCCGCTGTAGACCGCACCCAGCTTGATTTGCGAGCCATCCCACTTTCGATCCCGGCGAAGCCCGCCGAGCATCTTTCCAGCAATGCCGCCGATCGCTTTGAACTTGTCCTGGTCGACTATCTTTTCCATGCGACATCGATCTCCTGATTTGCCTTCGCCATCTTCCGATCTGCCGGCATGCCGAAGTGCAGAAACGAGGCTGAAATGATCCCCAGAGTTAGAAGCCCTGTGATGAGGCGGGTGACACCCTTGCGAAGGTCTGCCATCGACTGGTCGATCTGCTTTTCGCAATTGCGGAGCCGGATGATGATCTCGGTCGGGTCATCCGCTTCTTGTGTGTTGGTGGTGGAGAAAGGGGGCATCAGGAACGGCCTTTCGAAGCATAGAGCGACAGACGTTCTTCGACGCCCTGAACCAAACCTTCATTGAGCATGCCCGCAGCCTTGCGCGGGTCTCCCATAAGCATGAGCAACAGTGATGCGATGGCATGTTCAGCGGTGACAAGGATTTCTGATTGCTTGGCAATAGGGTCGCGACCGTCGATAATCGCTTTGACCGCCTGAATTGCGCATAGGGTGTCTTGCTGGTTTCTACCCATCACGCACCAGCCTCTGCCGGAACGTCCAGCGTCTCAAGCATCGCCTGCATGGCAGCGATTTCGCTTTCCGCTTTATTGCGCAGCGATGAAGCTTCCTTCTCCATGATCTCGGCCATGGTCTGGAAGATGAGTTTCTGGTGCTTGTTCAGGGCCGCAATGAAAGCTGCATTCACTGCCTTTTCGTCACTCACCGACAACTGGCTATATACAGACGAACTGCCGTACTGACCGGCATAGGCGTAAAACCACACGGTGGTCTTGAACGAGTTGTATTCGCTGCTGTGGCCAATGTTGAAGCCAAAGTTCTGCTTGTCGTGGTGCTTCTTGTCGGCAAAGGACTTTGCGAACCATTCATGGAAGCCGCCGATCTTCGCGGCATCACTCTTCAATGTTTTGATTTTCTGAATTGCTGCTGTATCTGCCATTGTTCCTGCCCTTTAATGCGCGGGTACTCTGTACACAGCCCGCTGGTGGGTTCAGTTGGTGGATGGGGTGTTGGCGCGTGGAAGCGTACCCATGAGGTAGCAATTCCAATTCAGGCTCGCCTTTTCCCAGAAAGTGCGCGCTTCCGTTTCGTCATCGAAGACCGCTAAATCCATCTGAGGGTCATCGAAAAGAACGATAAACTGCCTCTTTGGTTGGTCGGACGGCTGGCACCAAACCTCTTGATGATCAGCCATTTGACTTAACCCGCAGGTCTTGGCCAAAGCCGGGGCCGACAAAGTCGATAGCCCTCTGAGCATCACCGCTGAGGGTGATCGTCTCGCCTTCCATGGCGCGCTTGTGGAGGTACTGGTAAGTCCTGAGTGCCTGCCGGATAACGGCGGTCTTGGACATCTGATGCTCAAGGCATAGCTGCTCAAGAACCTGCATTTCCACAGGCGATAGGTTGAGCGTCATAGTGGGTCCGCTCATCTTACTCTCCCGTTGGGGTGTGAGGGGTGGAGAGGCGGTCGAGGCGTTCAATCTCAGCGATGATGAGGGCCGCAGATCGAACCAAGTCGCGACGACGATCCTTTGGCGTCCACCAGCCCCATCCCCACGCTTTCGGCCAAATGAATTGAACGACGGCCATCAGGCGATCATCCTTGCCGCGTTGGTCTTCCGGCACTGCGCCGGACACTGCATAGCAAGCTCCCGCAAACGCGATTTCACCAAAGGTGTGCTGATCATCGTGATCGTGGTCGAAACCTTCCTCAACGATTTGCCTTTGGCGTTCCAAAAGAACGTCTTCGACTGCCTTGCTCATATTCTTCCCATCCCTTGTTTGAAGCCTTGGATTGCGGGGCTACATGCTCTCGCTGCACGGATAGATGCGGAAATGCGATGTGTTGAAGTGGTCGATGGATTCGGCATTATCGCCGTCGCCGTCGCGCTCAAAAGCTGAGTCACGTGCGCCTTTGCGGTTCATCTGAATGTGGCTGTTGTGGACCTGAACCTCGACATCCACGGGCATTGCGTTCAGAAGCCGATACAGCTTGTTGAACCACGCCTTTTCGCTGGTGGTCATCTCGCTCATCGCCATCACTCGGCCGCCACCAGATCGCGCTGTGCAATATTGGCACCGCGTACGATGGGGTTGATGTCGATCCGCGAAGGCAGAACGATCTCGCCGGGGCGTGCATGGCGCTGGAACTCAAACACCTCGCCGCCGTACCGAAGCGCGTCTGCATCGGCTTCCTCAACGTCGTCGTATTCGAAGGCGTCATCCGGGTTAGAGGTCCATTCCATCCCGTCACCGAACTGGCACAGGTAAATCGACTTGCCGCTGCGGGTATGCATTTCGACGTTGAAGCGCGTTACCATTGCCATTTGCTCATCCTCAGTGGTTGAGATCGAATTGGAGATCAGGCGGTGATGTTCATTCCGCAGCGGGCGTTTTCGGCGTATTCAGCGGAAATCCGTTGATGCCGAACCGCTTCCTCAAGCTCGCCGTCGAGCAGGTAATCAAGCGCCCACTCAGCGTGCATTGCCGCCTCTTCCTGCCAGTATTTTGCATTGAGCTTTTCGTAGAACATCACGCTGCCCTCAGAATTTCACGGCGGCAGGGATGACCGGGGTTGAAGACAGCGGCTTTCAGATCGCCGCGACCGACGCTGATAACAACTTCCTTGCCGACGCATCCTTTGGTGCGGAGCCAGTCGATGTAGGCCTGAACGGCAGAAGCATCTGCAATCGTCTTGCTGAAACCGTCGCAGTAGATTTTGTAAACCTTGCCCATCGTCGTCATCTCCGGTTCTTGTGGTGGCAGCGAGATCGGCGGGTGAGGCGGGTTCGTCGCTGCTGATGACTAGAAATTACGTTACGACTGAAATTCAGTCAACACATAATTTCGCTTTGACTGAAAATTGTTTCCGGCGTAGGAATACTCCATGCTCAAAACCAATGATGACGGCCAGTCGGCCGCAGCCTTCTATGACAAGCGGCGAAAGTGGCTCGATTTCATCTGTGAGATGGACGCGCTATCGGATCGCGCATTCCGCGTCGGCTACTGGCTGGCGAAGAGGATGAATGGTGACGACCAGTCTTGCTGGTATGGGGTCAAGGAAATCGCGAAACGGCTCTCCATGTCCGAGGACAAGGTTTTACGGGCTGTCTCTGAGCTTGAAGGTGAGGGCGTCCTGATCGTGGTCAGGGAACACCGGAAGTCGAATATCTATTATATCCGGCTACCGTTCGAATTAACCTAGGGTCGCAAATCTGCGGGTCAATTGGGTCGCAAATCTGCGGGTCCAATCTATAAAGCTGAATTTCTAAAGGGTTATTTGTTTATAAGGTTCTTGCTCTGAGGGTAATTGGTAGAAACGGGAGCAAGGCAATCATTCCTAGAAAAAAGATCGTTCCCGAATCAATGCTTTGTCGTCAGTCGACCCGAATCCGAGAGCGCGCCGCTTGAATTAGTGATCGCTTTTGTTCACTATTAGTTCTTGGTAATGGGTGGTGGAGCAATCTATGTCTCGCATTTACGATCGGATTCGAAGAACGTACAAAACCCGGAATGACGAGATCATTGCCGGGCTGATCGAATCCGCAGGCGCTCAGCAGCCACCAGCGCCGGAGGTCGTCATCAGAAGGAAGGCGACCGAGATTTCAGCAATCATGGCGTCGATTCACGGCGGCGACTGGCGGGTAGAGATTGATCACCAGTCTGGCTTTGTTCTGATTGCTCCTCGACCGGCTCGTGAGCAACGAACCTCCCGATGATATCGATCGCCAGCCCCAGCTGCGTGTGGTCCACACCGAATGCCAGCAACGCCGAGCGCAGCGCGCGCGCCGCTCTTTCCGTATCCGGGTCTCTGCCCTCTTGAAGCGGATTGACCGCGATTAGCTCCCATGGCTCGCATCTGAGCGCAGGAGCAATCGCCTCAAGCGTAACCTGGCTGTAGCCCTGCTTACCATTCACAAGCTGATTGATTGACGAGGTCGCATAGCCTGCCTCTGCCGCAAGCTGTTCCTGCGTCATGTCGCGGTGCTTCATCCACTCCGAGATGAAGTGGCCCTTGCGCCCATTTTCCGTGTTCAGTTTCCGCCTTGTGCCCATCCTCAGAATGTCGCCCATCCAGAAAATGCATTCCATAGCGTTTGACTGAAAGTTTTCGCTTGACTGAAATTCGTTTTGACTGAATATGGGGGTATGAAAAAGCTAATCGAGTTCTTCAAAGCAAATCGCGGGACGCAGAAGAAGCTGGCCGAGCATCTCGGTCTGCAGCCTTCGACGGTATCGCAATGGAAATCGGTTCCCCCGGAATACGTGCCGGAGGTGTCGGAGTTCACCGGGATTTCTCGCGAGGAACTCATCCCCGAAGTTTTCCGACCCGCTCGTGAAGCGCAAGCGCAGGAGCCAGCGGCATGACGACCAAGGGGAAAAATATCTACTTCATTCGCCCGGTCGGGATGACCGGACCAATCAAGATCGGTTGCTCGACATGCGTGGATGAGCGCCTTGATGCACTCGCGACGTGGTCTCCGTTCAAGCTCGAAGTCATCTACACGGAACCCGGAAACTATAGTCTCGAGAAGCAAATTCATGAGGTCTTTGCCGACTATCACTCGCACCGCGAATGGTTTCACCCGGGCGAAAGGCTTCTGGTGGCTGTTGGAAAGCTGTTGGATGGCGAGACAATCTCCACGGCGATCAACCTCGCAGACTATCGCGGCACTATCCGCAATGTGACGAGGAAGCCGAGAAAGCCAATTCCTGATTTCCAGAAAGAGCTGAAAAGCTACGAGTTCCAATTGATATGGGCTGAGAGGAAGGCTGAGCAGGCCACTGGAAACAATCTCAAAAAGCCAAGTGATGTCTACGCGATCCTCGAAAGGTGGAAGGGTAGCCACGCGAAGAAGCACACAGACGCCGTTCGACCGACGGAAGCTGAATTTGACAGGTTGCATGAGGTTATCCGCGATCCGGTATCTCATTTTGTCCTCATCGGAACACGGCAGCAGGTGGCAGCATGATCTGGAACCACGACATATCCGCCGCACCGCGCGGCAAGATGGTGCCTTACACCCGCAAGGGAAAAGATGGCCCGGTACAGGCCGAGCAGTACCGCAAGGAATACATCCTCGCTGTCGACGTACACGGCGATGTCTACCAGTCCTATTGGATACCGCCGCGCTACACGCAGTCTGGCGGCCTTCTGGAAGGCAATCGCTGGTCTGGCTTCAATCCCGGCGTCGATCCGATCGCTTGGGCGCCGTGGCCGGAATATGTCTCCGACGATCAGCTGATGACCGATCCAGCGCCGGCGACGCACGCTCTTACGCTTCGAGAAGGAGCGATGTTGCTGGCTGATGACGTTGGCGGTGGCACATGACCACCCCGAAATCGAAGCTCCGAGAAATCCTATTCGACCTCTCTGGCCAGCATCAGATCGAGGGATACGAGAAATCCGACCCGAAGCGGCCGGTCGAAATTCGTGAGGGGAATTGATCATGAAGAAGGTCACCAAGCAGAAGCCGATCGTCATCGATATGGAGGCCTTTGAGGCTGAACTGATGGCTGAGGTTGCCCGCATCAACGATGAACGGGTGGCGGCATGACCGACACGACCATTTTCATCGGCGGTGCGGCGTTTCTGGCGGCTGTTACTGTCCTCGTCATCCTGGCGCACTTCACGGTATCGGGACCTCGCAAATGACGGCTGCGTATGCATTCAAAATCATTTCGGGCCTGCTTTTGACGGCCGTCCTGGTCTACGCCAGCGCGTTTCTGTTGGCTGTCGCACAAGCCATTATCGTGCCGGATGTCCCGGCCGAAGTGGCGTGGCTCAAGGCTCTTTACTACTCGCTCGGTGTCGCCGCCGGTTGGTGGACATGGGCGTCGAAAATCTGAGCGGCACGTCCCCCTGACGCTCAGCGCTGGTCGCTTTCATCCCGCTCCCGATGGGCGACCAGCACACTTACTAACGTCCTCCCCCGCAGCCTTGCGATGACTGCGGCGAGGGGGACGGCAAGTGGTTCGAACCCGACGAGTGCGGCGGGCCTGGAGACGGCGGTTTGATTGGCATCTGTGCCGCCGTCTCCATCAGTTTCAAAGCCTTTGTGCATGTTGGCCTCCGTTGACGCCGCCAACCTCGCACAAAGGATGAAGAATGTCTGACAATAGGTTTTCACGAAACGTAAATTTTGTTTCAGAGGATGAAATGTCTAGTACTGCGTTAGTCGAAGCAAAGGACTGGTACGACAAGCTTATGGCCTTGGAATTTCGAGGCCGTGGTGATCGTGAAAAGTCCGCCCGTGGGCGAGTGGCCGATAACATCGGTGTCCCTGAGACGTGGCTGTTCGACCTTCAATACAAGTCCAGTGGCAAGAAAGACGTACGCGGTGCGCTCTATCGAGCCCTCATGCTTGGCATCCAGAAATACGACGACCTTTGCCAGAAAAACGAGGAAGCGGCGGATCGGTATAAGGCCGATCGCCTGAAACGACGAGGCAATCATGAAACGGCTGACGAAAAGCCTGCTCAGGCGGGCTTGGGAATGGATTCGTCTGAGGTTTGAGAAAAGGAAATCGAGATGACCGATATCGAAGTGAATGCACAGTTCGTCACAATCAAGGTTCCTGACGATATCGACATGTCGAAGCCAATCCCATTGCGCATTGCGCGGAATGAAGAGGCGCCGAACCTCTGGGCAACGACTGATGGTCGCCGCGTTTTTAACAGCGAAGAGTGGGCGGTCGAATCCATGAAAATGGATACGCAGGAATACAAGGACCACCGAACAAAGACTATTGCCGCCGGTAGGCTTGCCCGCGCTGAGATCGTTGAAAATTACGATGGCTGGGTCACCACAACGGGTGACGAAGACGACTATGCCCAGGATGTTGCAGAGCTTCTGGAAAAGCATGGCGACCAATTGGCTTGGGCGGGAGTTGCTGCCGAAGATATCCCAGCGCAACTGCCTGCATGGGCGTTTTGCTGCACAGAAGGCGGCTTTGATTTCGACCTGGAATCGCAACTCGAAAGCTACCTCGCTGATGAGCATCACGAGAACGCTCGTGATTTTCTGGTGGACGAGAAAGAGCTTTGGGACTTTTGGAGTGCTTGGGTCGAAAAACAGAAGAGCCTCACCAGCTACTTCATCGACACCAAGCGCATCGTTGTCATCGACCGCGAACGATATGAAACTGAACTGGCGGCGGCAAAGGCTTTCCTCGAAGGAGAGAAGCCATGAAGCCCTCAACCTACAAAAAGGGCGTGAAGCCCAAGCGGGGAATGAGCCTCGCACGTCGCGCCGCAAAGCGTGACGCCAGCGAACCGGAGATCGTCACAGCGCTAGAGCAGTGCGGGTTCTCGGTTTTCCGCCTCAATGAGCCGTGCGATTTGCTCGTCGGCTTCCGTGGCAAAAACTATCTGGTCGAATGCAAGACCAACGGCACGGCCTACGGCAAAGACCTCAATAGCAATCAGCAAGCTTTCAACGACTTTTGGCGAGGCGGGAAGATGATCCGCATCGGTAGCGCATTGGAAGCGCAGGACTGGGCGATATCGATCGCCAGTAAGGCTGCGGCATGACGCACGAAACCAGAATCATTCTCGATGGACGATGCACCATCCACGTTGGCGATTGCATTGCAGTGATGCGCTCTATGCCGGCAAACTCAGTTGACTGCGTGGTGACATCGCCACCGTATTGGGGTTTGCGCGACTATGGAGTTGAAGGCCAGATCGGGCTTGAGCCGACACTTGGCCAGCATCTTGAGGTGATGGTCGCTGTCTTCGAAGAGGTGCGCCGCATCCTCAAGCCTACCGGCACATGCTGGGTGAACTACGGCGACTGCTACGCGACCACGCCCAACGGGCGCAGCGCGGCCGACACCAAAGCCGCCGGCAATGATGATCGCACGTTCCGAGATAAGCCATTCTCTACCATTCAAGGCATCTTGAAGGCGAAAGACTTATGCATGGTGCCCAACCGCTTCGCTATCGCTTTGCAGGAGGCGGGGTGGTGGGTGCGTTCCGAGATCATCTGGGCCAAGCCAAACCCTATGCCTGAAAGCATTCGAGATCGGCCGGCGACGAGCCATGAGAAGATTTTCATGCTCACCAAGTCACCCCGGTATTTCTATGACAAGGAAGCCGTTCGTCAGAACATGGCTGCATCGAGCGTTTCGAGACTATCTCAGGATATCGAAAACCAGATTGGATCGACCCGAGCGAACGGCGGACGAAAGACCAACGGAAATATGAAGGCGGTCGGCAAAATCCGAGCTTCAGATGTCGCGTCCCCAAAGCATGCTGGTCACATCAACCATACTGGAATTGAGCAAACCCCGCGTGGCGAGGGTCGAAATCTCCGAAACTACGAACCCGCTCCAATCCAAGCTTGGACGATAGCCACACAGCCTTTCTCCGAAGCCCACTTTGCTACCTTCCCGCCTGAGCTTGCAGAGCGTTGCATTCTGGCCGGTTGCCCGAAGGGCGGCTCGGTACTTGATCCTTTCGGTGGGGCAGGCACGACAGCACTCGTTGCTCTGCGTCACGGTCGCGCCGCCCAACTGATCGAACTCAACCCGGAATACGCCGACATAACCTGCCGGCGGATCGAAAAGGAATGGAAGGTCCAGCGCCAGCCGAAGAGGGTTGACCACGGACCATTGTTCGCGGGGAGCGCAGCATGACCGGTCCAGAGAAAGAAGCACTCAACGTCCTGCAGCCGGTCTTGGGAGACGAGCTGGCTAACGCAATTGTCGAGTTCCGCCGGCACACCAAGAAATCGCCGCTAACAGGCTACGCAGCCAAGCTAATGATGAAGGAATACCAGATCACCGGCAACCCGGTTGCGGCGGCCGAAATGCAGATCTCGATGAACTGGCAGGGGTTCAAAGCCAACTGGTATTTCAACGAGCTTGCCAAGACCGGCCAGCGCCACCCGCACCAGCCTCCGCAGCGCCGCACTGGCGACATGGCAGATTTCACCAACGACTTGATGGAGGGATTCTATGAACGCAAGCTTCCGACCATCAACCATTGAGGCTCTGAAATCTCTTTGGGTGGCATTGCCTGTCCGCGCGTCCAACGATGGCGCTGACGGCGATCCTCGCGAACGGCAGATGGCTATCCTCCAGCTTTACTGCGAGGTGCTTTCCGAGTGCAGCGAGACGGCTATCTGGAACACGGTCAACAACCTGCGCGCAGGCAAGATCGAAGACGCAAGCAAGAGCTTCTGCCCGAAGGCGCCAGAACTCGCCGTCTTCGTTCGAAACGAGCAGGCACGCCTTGAAGCGCTGCACCGGCCTAAGTCTATCGCGGCACAGCCCGTCACCCGGCCTTGGACCGACTGGCGAGAGGTTCACCTGAACCGGGCATTCAAGGAACATCGCGCCTTCATAGAGCATGTCACGCTCGATCAAGCGAAAGCTCGGTCCAGCAGAAAGAAGTATCCAGCCGGGTCAACGTGGTTTTGGTCCCTTGGTCCCGTCGATACCATGCTTGGCTCAATGTATGGGCCTGCTGGAAGCGCAACTACTGATGCTCAAATCTGGGGCGACAACAGGCAGCACGTACCTGCATCGGTGGTGATCCATGTGTGATTGCCCTCTATCAGAAACAGAGCTTCGCGTAGCCCGGTGGCTGGCAGATGGAAAAGACTGTCAGGACATCGCGCTTATCCTGGAGCGCAGCAAGATGACTGTCACCCGGCATATCGCCTCAGCCTACAACAAGACCGGCACCCACAATATGCACGGCCTCGTTGCCTTCGTTCTGCGTAAAGGATGGCTCGAATGATTGAAAGAATCCCCACAGATCGAGAGATCGAATGCGTTCAGGCAATCGCCAATGGACTGACTGCTAAACAGGCATCGTTCAAGCTTGATACGTCCATTAATTTGTTCAACAGGCTCCTTGAGCGTGCGCGCCTGAAAACCAGCGCGAAGACAACCGCTGAGCTGGTCGCAATCGCGATGAGAAATGGATGGATCGCATGACCCCCATCCAATGGAACGGCTCAAGCACCAGCTTTGGACCGGCGTTTGACGACTGCCGCATGTCGAGGAGGCTGGTGTGATGCAGCAGCTTGGTCTTTTCGATGTGATCAGGCGCCCGCCGATCAAGAAGCCAGTTGATCCATATGGACCAGTTCTACAATCGGAACCCGATTACACCTTCCGGCTCAAACACCCTCGTATGGCTTGGGACAGGGCAAAGATCGAAATCCATCGCCACCATGACGGAAGCTGGATGTGGTCGACAAGCCGATACTGCGACAACGCAGGAGGAGGCTACAGGGTGGGGGAGAAATGGGGGAAGTTTGCTGAAACAAGGGAAGACGCACTCTTCTATGCAGTCACAGAAATAGAACAGCGGCTGGATGAGAAAGACGGGCCTGAAACGGTCCTTGTCTTGAAATGGGCCGCATCGCTCAAAGACAATCCGGAGGCATTCAAATGAAAAATCGTCTTATCGATCTCAACAACCACCTTTTCTCGCAGCTTGAGCGCTTGAGCGAGGAAGGGCTGACGACTGAACAGATTGAAACTGAGGTGAAGCGCACCGACGCCATTGTGGCAGTGAGCGAGCAGCTTATCCGGAACTCCGATCTGTCTTTGAAGGCCGCAACGCTCGTCGCCAATCATGGCGACCGGTTCAAGCCGATGCTCCCGACCATCTTCCGCCCTGCCGAAACCATCGATGCCAAGGCACTCACGGATGGAGGCGAAAAGTGAAGGGACAGGCAATCGTCTACAGCATCGAAGAGATGGCGTGGCTCGAAAAGAACAAGACCCTCATCATCGGAGAGTATCATGCGGCTTTCATCCGGAAGTTTGGGCGCGATGACATTGCAGCCAAGAACCTGCACGCGCTACGCAAGAGGAAGGGCTGGAGAACCGGCAGGACCGGTTGTTTCGAGAAAGGCCAAGAGCCATTTAATAAGGGCAAGCTATGTCCGGAAGGCAAAGGTGGGCGCCATCCAAATGCGAGAAAGACGCAGTTCCGGAAAGGCAACCAGCCCCATAACACTCAGTACCTGGGGCATGAGCGCGTTTCCAAAGACGGCTATGTCGAGATCAGCATCGATGAAAAGAACCCGCACACAGGCTTTGAGCGCCGCTATGTGCTGAAGCACCTCCATCTTTGGGAGCAGAAAAACGGCCCGGTTCCGGAAGGTATGTGTCTCAAAGCAGTTGATGGCAATCGGCAGAACACAGATCCCGACAATTGGGTTCTCATCCCGCGCGGCGTTCTCCCAAGGCTTAACGGCGGCAAGGCGACCCGCATCATGGCATATGACACTGCCCCAGACGACTTGAAGCCAGCGCTTCTGACCCTCGCCCGCGTCGAGCAGAAGGCAAGCGAGTTGCGTAAAGGCCGAGGAGACGCGCCTTGAACCACTTCGCCGCATATACCAAACCAGTCCCCGGCGGCCATTGGGCCATGTGCCGGTTCGCTCAGAACGCGCAGCCATGGCCGATCCTTGAAGGCGACAAACCGAAGGTGTTCCCGGTTCAGGCCGAAGCGCTTATCGCCGCCCAGGGACATGTCATCAAGCACATCAACGGTACGATGCGCCGCGACGGTGAAACGATAGCTACCAGCAAAGCCGATGCTGCGTTCCCCAACCTCAAGCCCTTCGTCAAAGCCAAGGGCAGCAACAAGCGAACCATTGTCGAGAAGGTGGGCCGCAAGGGCAAAGAGATCAGCGTGGAAAGGAGAGAAATGGCATGAACCGCATCGTCATCAACATGGACCCGCAAGGCCTCTTCACGGTCTACAGCGACGAACCGATAGAGTTCTTCGTGGTTTGCGACCACACGCCGAATGATCGCGTCTACCAGATGGAAGTCGAGACCGGCGTGCAGAAGGTGCAGCAGCAGCTCGGCGCCGATCCCGTAGGCCACAAGCACGACAGCCACGAGCTTGGTAGCGGTCACGGTCCACGCAAGCCGCCATCGAAGCGGAAGCTGGAGGTGGTGAAATGAACCACCACCGCTCCCTATACACGAAGGAACAGATAGCCGCTGCTGCAGCCCTATGGCGTGACGGCTACACCATGTACGACATGGCCGAAAAGCTTGGCATGACATGGAGCGCGGTCAAGAACATGACCAGCACGCGCCGCGGCACGTTCCCATATCGCAAGAGTAACGCGCGGCGTTCAGACCCAATCGTCAAGCAGCTGGGCGATGAACCGGCGCCAGCGCCTCTCAAGGCTGGCTGCGTGGTCAGAACCACATTCACCGGTGCCAAGGTCACTATGCCGCGTGTCGCGTTTATCGACGGCCCAGAGCCGGAAAGCGAGGCAGCATGAACCAGATGGCGACAATCTCCTACGAGGATCAGGCAAAGGCCAGAGCGAGGCAGCGACATCTCCAGCTTTACGGAAAGCCGAAAGTCGTAAACCTCGTCAAGTTCTCTCAGGTCGTGGAGCAAGACCAGACCGCCAGCCAATCGCCCGCACAGACCCGTGTGGTGCAATACCCGCTTCCTACGGCACAGATGCTCAAGAATGAGCCGCGCCACCATATGGACGCGTGGGCGTCGTACCTCGATGCTTTGAGGGAACTAAGCCCTGCCAGACGGTTCGTAAAAATGCAGTGCTTCATACATTGCGTGACTTACAAGGACGTCTGTTCCGATAGGCGACCGCGATATCTGACCCGCGCGCGCAGGCAGATCGTGATCAGTACGCACGAGGCTTTCCCCGATTTGTCGACCACGCAGATTGGGAACCTCATCAACAAGGACCATACCAGCGTCCTGAATTATCTCGGGCGCTTGAGATGCAAGAGCCAAGCCTCGCGGGAATGGCGGGAGAAGCGGGCGAGGGCGGAATGAAGCACCACGCCCACCGATGCGACATCTACAAGATTGCCCGTCAGTGTGGCGTGAAGCTCTTTGACGGGCATCTGCATAGCCCAACCAGCCGGAAGCCGTTCGAGTGCTACTGCAAGCCCACTGTGAGGGAAATTGGCACGGTACACGGTGAGGAACACCTGAAGCTCGTCTTCATGCTGATGACCGGCAACAGAAACAATGCGGCCGAACTGTATTCCGACATGATCAAGGCCGTCTCATCGGTCATAATTCGGAACCCAGAATTGCAAAAGCGTTCAACATTGGTGAACGACTTCGATAGAATAGACCTCGGCAGCCTGCGCCGGAAGGCAAGGGCAATGAACTGCGGAATACCGACCACGCATGTGTTACGCGTCCTGATCGGGATCAAGTTTTACCAGCCCGTGCAGGGCGACCTTCTGGATATGATTGGAGAGGCGGCATGAAGTACCAGGCATGGACATGGAAGGCAGTCGAGGCTCGCGTGCTGGAGATGGCTGACACGCTTCGACTGATGCCGAAGCACAAAGGCCCGAAAGAGTACGGCAGCGCCATGCCAGAGGCCGTCAGGAGGCACGAAGAGGCTTACGGCTCCGATACAGCGCACAGCAAGGAAACCGCATCGGCGGCCAATCTGGCGCGAATGGAGCAGGTGTGGGCGTGGGTGAACAGCTACCTATCGGAGCCTCAAAGGAAGTTGATTTATGCCTGGTCGTGGGTGAAAGTCAGAAAAGGCATGAAAATCGCGGCCTTCGCGGCAGAAAATGACATGTCGGACCGAATGTTGAGACGCGAAATTGTCAAGCTTTGTTCGATAATTGCGAACAATCTCAACCAGATTACCCTCGTTCGGTTGAACAATGAGGATTGCTCCTTGTCCGAAAATGAGGGAGAAAGCGATCAATCCGATGTAACGTCGAACAACTGCGGCACGATCAGGCAGAACGGTATCGCGGTAGGGATGACACTGGATGCAAGGCCGATACTGGACTTGAGCAGTCCGGAGTTGGCCGCTCTCAATCAAAGGCTGATGGAGAGCAACCAACGGCGCGAGCGGGAAGCACGACGACGCGCCAAGTTGGAGGCGGCTTGATGGCTAATACTGCTGAATGGGATGAAGGCAGAGATGCCTTTCTCATGAACCGTCAGTCGCAAATCAGTGATTGCCCTTACGCGCCCGAGGACGATTGGGACAAATGGGCCGATTGGGTTTGTGGGCACGGTGAGGCGGAAACAGAGGCCTGGGAGGCGGAGACGCCTTCTCAATCAGTTCGCATGACGACGCGGTAATCAGCCAAGGCCGTCCTCCCCGCAAGGGTGTAGAGTAATCCGAGTGTTTGGCGCTCGGCATGCGATAACAGGCTAGCGGGTCGCTCCCGCGAACCTTCGGGATGCGGAAATAACGAAGCAAAACACTTCCGCACAGTTTCGCCCAACAGGGCAACGGAACCGGGCGGCGGTCCTCATCCGAGCGGGATGTAATCTTGAGGTAAAGACAGTCCCGCTAGTCGGTTAAACGGCAGACGAAAGCCCAGGTAGGCTGCCACCCTTCGGGGCCGATTATGGTGCGCCCGTACTTTTCACCAGCCCCGCCCGTAACAAGGTGGGGCTTTCGTTTATGGAGATGAGAGATGCCAGCGTATCGCAAGCGGCCTGTCGTAATTGAGGCCATGAAATACCCGGGCCTCGGGACATCGGACGAAATTCTATCCTTCGAAAAGTGGTTGCTTGAGAACGGAGGCGAGGGCCGATACGACGGACCGTATCTCCATATCATCACGCTCGAAGATGGCCCAAACGGCGAAGTGAAGCACGTCGCTGACCCCGGAGACTGGATCATCAAGGGTGTGGCAGGGGAGTTCTACCCATGCAAGCCCGAAATCTTCGCAGAAACATACGACCCCGCATGACCTTTCACCCGCCCACATGGAGAGAGCGATGACCGACCTTATCCAGCAGCTTCATGCAGCTATCAGCCGCCGTTCTTGGCACGATGTAGAAGTCGCTGCCAACGCCATTAGAGATGGCGGGTTTTCTAAAGTCGCGGACGGCTATGGCGTAGCGCTTATGGCGATCCGTGCAGGTTGCAGTGACCCTAGCCGCGTTGCTTCAGAGGCGCTTGGTGGTGACGGCGCTACTGTCCACTACAACGGGACGGGTGAGGACGCTCTTCGGAAGATGGGCTTTCCCGGCTACTGACACCCCATGACCACCACCGAGCAAGAGAGGGAGAGGAAGATGGACAACCATTATTCCGACTGCGCGCTTCACAACGCTCCCGCCAAGCACCCCGCATGGTGTGACTGTGGTGGTATTACGTGGAAGCCGACGCTATCCGAAAAGCTCAGGGCGTGGATAACCGCCCAGTTCGAATATTTCACCAACCGGTGATTTGCGCCCCGTCAGCAATGGCGGGGTTTTTCATTTCTACAGCCCCGACAGGCTGAGATGTTGCGCAACGGGCGGGCGGGGTGTCGGCCCCGCTCGTCCATCCTTCCGACAAAGGACAAGGCAATGCACGATCCATCAACTGTAGCGTTCGATATCAAGTACCCTTGGCGCAGTCGCCGCTCTGAGCATTGGCCAAAGGGATATCGCAACACCTTCATTACGATCTGGCACGAAGACCCGCTGAACTTCAAAGGGAAGTGCGGATGCCGTGATGACGACAGTTGCGGCTGGTCACGGCCTCCCATGACGCTGGAAGAGCGTGATCAGGTGAAGGGCTGGGCCAAGTTCGAATACGGGACCATCTTTGCGAGGCAGGTCGCGGAAGCGGAAAAGAAGAGCTACGCATACATCTGCTACGACAGCACCTGCCACGAAGCAGTTTATTGGATCTGGCGCTACATCAAGCACGAGAAGACGAAGGCCAAGGGATGGAAGTTCCTCGATCGTCGCAACGCTCTCTCGTCCGCTGAGATCGAGCGTATTTTCAATCTGGCCAGCAACCCGGTCGACAATCTGAAGCTGACGCACAGCCAGGTTCATGACGCCGAAAGCTTCGAGCAGTTCTTTCTGCTGATCTATCGGGCATACCAGAGTTTCCATCGTTCATGGTATCGGCACCCCCGGTGGCATGTGCACCACTGGCAATTCCAAATCCACCCGCTTCAGAAGCTGAACCGCTGGCTCTTCACTCGCTGCCGTGAATGCGGTGGCCGGTTTGGCTGGAATGAAAGCCCGATGGGTTCGTGGGGCGGAAAAGAGGTCTGGCACGACCGCTGCGATACCAGCGGGCCGCGAATGGCCACGGCGCGTTACGAATGCAAACCGGCTACGGCCGATGTCCATCAGGAGAACTGAACCATGGCAATGACCCGTGAAACATCGTCACTTCAGGCTGGCTACGGCGCTGTGGATTACAGTGATCGCCTGGCTAAGCAAAACGAAGTCTACGACACTGCCGTCCCGCCGAAGACGATGACGCCGATCGACCGAATTCGTCAGGTGCTCAATGAAGCGCGGGAGGTTTCCAGCCGTGCCGGCTCGATGGTTGACAGCCTCATTGGTGTTCGCCCCGAAAGCGATCCAAAAGGTGAAGGCAGAATTACGGGTGGCGGCATTCTCACGTCTCTGGCCGACAATGCCGAAGACGCCCTGACCGAACTGCGCCGCGCCAACGATGAGCTTTCGCGTCTGTCGAAGGTTCTCGGTCTCGGGCTTTAACCTCTTCATGGACGAGCGGAGATTCCAAGCTTCGTCAACCGGTACGAGGAACAGGCCTTGCTCGTGGGTGAAGAACCCACGTCTTCCGCTCGGCTGAGGCCTGCAAGCCTTAGACATATAGAGACGTCAAGCAAGGCAAACCGGGTCAACATAACGGGACACAAGAATGGCAGAAGGCGAGAGAGGGCGCCCAACGGCATACACGCCGGAGCTCGCTGCCCTGATACTCAATCAGATCGCGGCAGGAACGAGCCTTCGCAAGATTTGTGAAGCGGACGACATGCCTGCCGAAAGCACAGTGAGGCTTTGGGCAACAGAGGATCGCAACGGTTTTTCTGCGCAATACACACGCGCAAGAGAGGCCCAGATGGATGCTCTGGCGGAGGATTTGCTTGAAATTGCAGACGATGACGACGCCGACGTGAACCGCGCAAGGCTTCGTGTCGACACCCGTAAATGGCTGATGAGCAAGATTGCGCCCAAGCGGTTCGGGGATCGCAAAACCCACGAGGTCAGCGGCCCGAATGGCGGTGCAGTCAGAGTTAACGTGTCTGGGATGAGTGATGAACAGTTGGCCGCACTTGAATCAGCGCTCATTGGACTTGCCGCTACCGCCCTTACAGATGCTGGAGGTGGTGAGGTCGGAGAGGCAGAAGAGGGAAGCGAGACGTAATCTCGACCGTGAACTTGAACAGACAGGTGCGTCTCTATCGTCTTTCACCAAGGCGGCGTGGCACGTTCTGGAGCCTGGGCAGCCTTACAAGCACGGTTGGCATCTCGATGCTATCAGTGACCATCTGGAGGCGGTTACGGCAGGGCACATTACGCGGCTGCTGATCAACATCCCGCCAGGCACAATGAAATCCTTGTCGGTTGGGGTCATGTGGCCCGCCTGGGAATGGGGGCCGAAGGGTTTCCCGCACCTTCGTTATCTCGGTACGTCGCACAGCCACCCGTTGGCCATCCGAGACAACCTCAAAATGAGGCGCCTCGTAGCGTCGGAATGGTATCAGGACCGATGGGGCGAACATGTTCAGCTTATGGCTGACCAGAACGCCAAGCTAAAGTTTGAGAATACGGCAACAGGCTTTCGTGAGGCGATGGCTTTCACCGGCTTGACTGGTTCGCGCGGTGACAGGGTACTGATTGATGACCCGCTGTCAGTCGACAACGCAAATTCGGACACGCAGCGAGAGGCGGTCAACGATACCTTTCGTGAATCGGTGCCAACGCGCCTGAATAACCCGGATGGTTCGGCCATTATTGTGGTGATGCAGCGCCTGCATGAGAACGATGTGTCTGGCCTAATCCTCGCTAATGATTTCGGCTACGACCACCTCATGCTCCCTATGGAGTTCGAACCGGAACGGCGCTGTTATACCTCGATCGGGTTTACCGACCCGCGCAAACATGAAGGCGAACTGCTCTTCCCCGATCGCTTCCCGCGCGAGGTGGTGGAGCGAGATAAAAAAATCATGCTCGCATACGCTGTTGCTGGCCAGTTCCAACAGCGGCCCGCGCCTCGTGAAGGCGGTTTGTTCAAGGCGGAATGGCTTAAGCCGTGCCAATTGAAGGATTTGCCGAAGAAAGAGACGCTGACGATCTATGGCGGTTCTGACTACGCGGTTACAGCAAACGGCGGCGACTACACCGTGCACGGCGTGGTTGGGCTTGATCCGCTCGGCCGCATGTGGCTGCTCGATCTATGGCGCAAGCAAACCTCATCCGATCAGTGGATAGAAGCATTCTGCGACATGGTGCTTGAATGGAGGCCGATAGGGTGGGCGGAAGAAACCGGGCAGATCAAGTCTGGTGTTGGCCCGTTCCGAGATAAGCGTATGAGAGAGCGTAGAGCCTACGTTGCGACAGAGGTTTTTCCTACTAGAGGTGACAAGGCGATCCGCGCACAATCTATCCGCGGACGTATGGCTTTGGACGGTATCTATGTGCCGACAGACGCGCCTTGGTACGAACAATTCGTATCCGAACTGCTGACGTTCCCAGCCGGCAAGAATGACGATCAGGTGGATATGATTGGTCTCATCGGGCAATTGCTCGACACGATGTACACGAAGCCGCTCAAAGACCCAGACGAAGGCAAGACGAAGCCGCGTGACTGGTTCGAAGAACCTGATGATGACGAAGCGACGGATTGGAAGGTTGCATAATGGACGATGTAGCGTTCCACTCATGGCTCGTGGATATGTTCTGCGATGCCGAATCCGCATCGGATAAGTCACGTACTCGCGCAGAACGGGATCTGGATTACTACAACGGCAAGCAATGGACCACCAAAGAAGTTGCCGCCTTGAAGAAGCGCGGACAGCCGGTCATAGCGTTCAACCTAATCCGAAACAAGATTGACTACCTGCAAGGGCTTGAACGCCAGCAGCGGACAGTCCCCCGCGCTCTACCTCGTACGCCGATGCACGAGAAGGATAGCGAGGCCGTAACCGACGCGCTGCGCTATGTGACACAGGACCAGCGATACGACGACAGCAAGTCCCGTGTATGGGGAGATATGCTCAAGATCGGATGGGGCGGCATCGAGGTGACCGTCGAGCAGCGCTTTGACCGCAACGCTATGATGGCCACAACGACCATGACGCCGGCAGATTACGACGTTCGTCTGGTTCGTTGCGCTTGGGACCGCATGTTCTGGGACCCACACAGCTCGGAGGACGACTTTTCCGATGCCAGTTATCTCGGGCTGGTGATCTGGATGGACCGAAGCGAGGCTGTGCGACGGTATGGTGAAGGTGCGTCGGCAGTCTTTGATGAGACTGTGTCTCTCGCAAGTGTTGGCGACACCTACGACGACAGACCGCGACTGGCTTGGATTGATAGTTCAAAGCGCAAGCGCATTCGTGTTGTTCAGATTTATTTCATCGACACCGATGGTCAATGGAGCTTCGCGGAGTTCACCAAGGGTGGTATTCTTCGCAACGGGCCTTCACCTTGGCTGGATGAGGACGGGAGAAGAGAACACCCATATGCTTGGCGATCATCGTATGTTGACCGCGACAACAACAGATACGGCGCTGTCCGCGATCTGATCGACCCGCAGGATGAAATCAATAAACGCCGCTCCAAGGCTCTGCACCTCGTCACCAGTCGTCAGACGTATGGCAACCACACCTTTGAAGCCAACACCAAGGAGAACAAGGCCCAGTTGCAACGGGCTGATGGTCACGTCACGCTCGAGGGAGAAGCACAGTTCGGTAAGGACTTCGGCATCATTCCGACAAATGACCAAGCCGCTGGCCACATGGAACATTTGTCCCAGGCGCTCAGTATTTTCGAGGTGATGGGCCCAAACGCGGCCATGATGGGCAAACAGGCGGGCGCTCAGTCGGGGCGCGCGATCCTTGCGCAGCAGCAGGGTGGGCAAACCCAGATGGGGTTGCTGACCGATACCTTGCGCCAAATGGACATGGACGTTTACCGCATGATCTGGAACCGCATTCGGCAGTTCTGGACAGGGGAGCGCTGGATACGTGTCACCGACGACCAGAACAACATGAAGTGGGTCGGGCTCAATCCTGCGCAGCAGTATGACTTGACCGGTGTTGGAAATGCCTCCGTCATGGATGCGAACGTTTCTGATCTGGATGTAGATATCATCCTTGATGAAGCCCCAGCCGTAGGCGCGATGATGGATGAGCAGTTTGCTTTGCTGATCGACCTCAAGCAAATGGACCGGAACAACGAAATCCCGTTCAAGGATATCATCGCTGCGGCTCCAAACCTTCGCTACAAGGCCAACCTCCTCAAAGGCATATCGGAACGGGAGCAACAGCCTCCGAACCCCGTTGCCGTTGCTGGTGCTCAGGCGGAACTCGCTACACAAGAGGCGACCGTTGCCGACAAGCAGGCATCCGCCAAACTCAAGGAGGCGCAAGCCTTCAAGGCTCTATCCGAAGCCGGCGCCAATGGGCAGCCGAACGCTCCGCAAGGGCCGAACCAAATCGACATGGTCAAGGCCATGGTTGATATCGAGAACACAGAAGCCGCCACGGATAAGACAGTGGCGGAAACTGACAAGATACGCATGGAGACAGCAATGACGCCCTTTCGATCGGGCGTCGGCGCACTTCTCCATGCACAACCCGGTGCCGGGGTCTAACGGGCAATAGGGCGTCAGGCCGTCATCCTGACAGGTGGTGCCGACCATAAGGGCAATGCCGGTGCCGGGTGATCGGGCAAACGTAATCCCCACGAACGAGGAAATCACTGTGACTGTAAAATCACTGGACGACATCATGTCGGGCCGGGGCGAACCCGCGTCCGAAGAAGCCAACGCTTCTGTTGCAACGGAAAGCGCGACACCAGCGCCAGCAGAGCCCACAGGAGCGTCACGAGACGAGCAAGGCAGGTTTGCCGCCAAGCAGACGGATGCCGCTGTAGCAGTGCCGGAAGTACCGGTCTCCGCGCCAGCGCCTACCCAGCAGCCAAGCGGACAAGTTCCAATCCAAGCACTCGACGCTGAGCGCGGTAAGCGCAAAGAACTCGAGGAGCGCTACGATCGGGACATGCGGGAACTGCGAGACCAACTCGCACGCCTATCCGCACCACCAGCGCCCACTGAACCGCCGAAACCACCACCGGCCCTTTGGGATGATCCGGACGGTTATCTCCAGCACCAACTCACGCCAGTCCAGCAGCAGATGCAGGAAATGCGGGAAGCGCTGCAGGAGACGCAGGCAATCAGCACGCACGGTGCAGCGAAAGTGCAGGCCGCCAAGCAGGCCGCTGAAGCACTTTTCAACACACCGCAGGGGGCAGCACTCGGCCGTGAATTGATGGCCGGAGGCAACCCTTTCGACAATCTCGTGAAATGGCATGAACGTCAGACAATGAACGCTGAGATCGGTGGTGATCTGGAAGCCTATAAGGCAAAGATCCGCCAGCAGATCATGGATGAAATTGCATCCCAGCAGCAGCCGCAGACAGCGCCAACACCCCAACCGGCCCCAGCCCCCAATCTTCCTACAGCCTTCGCGAAGACGCCTGCCGGCGGTCCTCGTGGCGGTGCGGAGTATGGTGGCCCAAGGCCTCTTTCTGAAATCATGGGCGGCAGATGATCGCCCGATCCAAGAGGTAAAAAGCAATGGCAGAGACTCGCGTACAGGCGGATCTTTCTCCGACAATCTGGGACGACCAGTTTTCGACTGAGTTCTTCCAGCGAAATCCGTTCTCGGCATACGCCGGGACTGGCGCAGACAACCCGATCGTGATGAAGGAAGACTTTGCTTCCAAGCAGGGCAACGGCATCACTTTCGAGTTCATCACCAACCTGAAGCGTGGCGCCATCAAAGGCCGCCAGCCGCTTCGTGGCCATGAAGACAAGCTTGGCGAATACGGCGACAAAGTCTTCTGGGACATGCGCAAGAAGGCGATTTCCACCCACGAGCTTGACAAGGATCTCGCCGCCATCGACCTGCGCAAGGCGTTCAAGGTCGCGTTGAAAACGTGGTCTGAAGAAGACGCCAAGTACGAAGTCATCGACCGGCTTCAGGATGTTGGCCAGTCCATCAATATTCCATACGCCGACGCAGCGGCTGCCGACAAGAATACCTGGCACACCAACAACAAGGACCGCGTGCTTTACGGCAACTCGCTGTCCAACTATGTGGCCGCCAACCATGCAGCCTCCCTTGCCAACATCTCAACATCCACCGGCAAGTTCACCAAGGATTCTGTATCCCTGTTGAAACGCATTGCTCTCTCGGCTCGCCCGCGCATCACCCCGATCCGCATCAGCGAGGCAGAAAATCGCCGGTTCTTCGTTTGCTTCGTTGGATCGCTGGAAATGCGCGACTTCGTAGCATCGATGAATGAAACGGAGCGGCAGCAGTCGGTTGCCCGTCGCTCCGAAGGCATGTTCCTTGGTGGCGACCGTGAATGGGATGGTGTCATAGTCCACGAAGTCGATGACATGCCTATCCTGCCAGGTGTCGGCAACTCCGGCATCAACGTTCAGCCGGCATTCCTGCTTGGTCAGGAGGCGCTCGGATGGGCAATTAAGGAACGCTACAAGTCCCGCGAGCAGAAAGACGATTATGACCAGGTCCAAGGCCTAGGCATGATCGGCAAGTGGGGCATGAAGAAGCTCGGTTATACGCTGGGCGATGCGGTTACCGTTGACGCACTTGACGGCACACAGACCAACGTCCTCGGCAAGCAGCGCGGCGTCGTTAACGCCTACTTCGCTGCGACCGGCGACTAAGCGGGAAAGGAGAGCACACAATGTCTAATCCTATCTGGACGAACCCGATCAAGCATCCTGAAGACGTCGGCGTCGGCGTATGGCGTCGGCGTATTCCGCTGAACACTGTCGGGCTTACCACTGGTGTCCCGGTCGTTGCCCTTGAAAAGGGCAGCATCCCGCTTCGGGCTTATGTCCGCATCGAAGAAGCGTTCAACGCTGGCACCACCAACGTTCTCGTTCTCGGCTCTGCCGCCGACGATGACGGACTGGTGACCTCGGCAAACGCTGCGGCAGGCACGACCGGCTTCAAAGCTGGCACGGGCGTCGAACTGGGGGCTGAACTCGCCGCGGACACCATCTTCTACGGCAAGTTTACCCAGACGGGTACAGTGGCAACCACCGGCATTGCCGAGTTTGTTGTTGAATTTGCCAACCCCCGCAACTGGGCTCACTACAGCAACCGTAGTCAGGGGCTCTGATCATGACGAAGATCACATACACCTCTGATGGCGATGCTGATGAAGTCGAAGCTTTCGGCGTCAAGTTCACTGACGGCAAGTCTGTCGATGTTTCTGACGAAGTGGCAGCCAAGCTGAAGGGCAACCCATTCTTCAAAGTTGCATCTGAAAAGGCGTCTACGGACAAAGCGCCTGCCGCCCCCGCCAAAGGGGGGAAAGCCACGGACAAAGCGCCTGAACAGCCCACCGAAGGCGACACCCCGTTCAAGGCTCCGTTTGAGGCCAAGGACGAGGAAAACGGCTGGTGGGCCGTCTATGACGCTGACGGCAAGAAGGTGAAAGCTCTCCGCAAGGACGATGCTGAAGTCTTTACGGAACTCAGCGAAGAGGACAAGGCTAAACAGGTAGAATC